CAAGCCGCTCTCGTTCACGCTGCATCTCGGCAAGTTGACGCTGCTCCTCCCTGATCTTGGCTTCCTCCGTCGCCTTGAGACGCCGGTCGAACTCCTCTGCGGATTGAGACTCACGGCGCATCTGCTCTTCCCGGGACACGCCCTCGCGCCGCATCTGCTCGCGTTCGGCGCGATCCATGTCCTCGACCTTCTCTGCCCTGGACTCGCGACGAGCCGCGCGTTCCATCTGCGAAGCGGAGGTAGCCATCATGGCCGCGCCAGCGCCGGCAAACATGTTCTCCGGGTCGTAGGAGCGCAGGCCGGCTCCGATGCCGAGGAGGATGTCCTGGAGTTGCTCGCGGTTTGCGTTGCGCTTCTTTGCCATCGATGGACCTCGTTATTGCTGCGTTCCGTATCCCTGCATCCAGGTCGGATTGGCCGATGGGTAGTACGGCGTGACTCCGTAGAAGGATTGAGGTGACGCGCCGGCTGCCGTGCCTGAACCCGTGGTGGGATAGAGATTGTTCAATCCGCCCGCAAGAAGTGAGCCGCCGATGCTTCCGAACAGGTTGCCCCACTGGGACGTAGTCTGTCCTGCCATCGAGGCGATCCCGGTACGTGCCTGGAAGAATCCCTCTAGTCCACGCCCCCGCATGTCGTATTCGCGCGCCAGAGCCATCTGCTGCGCTCCCTGGATTCCGGACGAGTACTGTCCGAAGATGTTCGACAGTCCGGTCGCCTGTGCTGCCGACAGCGATGAAAGACCTCCCGCCATCTGCGCCGACATCTGCGACATCCCTGCGGCGCGCGCCGCCTCGAGACTGCTCAACTGACCGGCGTACTGCTCGCGGATCGCGCCTTCCTGCAAGGTCCCCTGCCGGCCGATGGCCTCGAGACGCTGCTGTCCGAAGGACGTCTGTCCAAGCCCGGTGAATGCGTTCATGGCCGAAGCCCGCTGCTGCTGGCGCTCGGTTTCCTGCCGGGTCAGGGCGATGGTCGATTCCCGGCCGGTACGCATCTCCTCGATGGCGCGATCCATACCCTGTCCGTACTGGGTGCGGGCCTCATCGAAGTACCGCTGGAACTGGCTCTGCGCCTGCTGCATCTCCGACCGGTACAGCTCCATGTTCCGCGCCCGGTCATCGATGTAGCTGCCGAGCATCGACTCGAAGTCGAGCGCGTACTGCGAGGCGAGATCGCCGTATTCGGTCTTGTATGCATTCGCCAGCCGGCCAAGCGCGCGGCGACGCGAGTTCCGCGCCCGTCCACCGAGAAGACCCCCGCTTACGAGGCCCACCACTCCACCGAAAATGCTCATGCAACACCTCCGCGACTCTTGCCAACCTGCGACAACATTGCCGAAATCCGCTCCACGGCCCAGGGTCGCCCATCGGACGCGATGGTCGCGAACATGGCTTCAGACCGGATTCGGGTCTTGAACGCCTCGTTGCGACCGACGTTGAGAACACCGATCTCCGTCACCTCCGCATCGGAGAACGCGGCCCCGGACACGACCGCATTGTCGATCGTCTCCGGAGAAATCGGATCCTGCTGCACGGTGGAGTAGGCTCCGTTGGGAACGAATGCGTTCGGAACGATCTGCTCGTACTCGATCGTGTACGTGGACGGTGCGGTGGTGAGACGCTCGATCGTCCATGCCGGACCGACGGAGGCAAGCGCGTCGTACCGCAGCAGCCACGGGCCGGGACCCTGGTAGATCCTCGAGGTCCCCTCCGCGAACGGGTCGGCCTGCGAGAACAGGCCGAACGGCCTGTACGCGAAACGCCCGTCGATCCTGTCCGTGTGGATCGCGGCTGAATCGTCGCCGTCGTAGATGTTGGCGAACGATGCCGTGGACGCATCGCCTCCGTCGATGGACAGGGGATTCTGGTTCGTGACGAACACGGAATCGGTCTGCAAGCCGACTGCGAGCTGCGCCGTATCTCCGGTGGAGATGGTCACCACCGGATCATTGCTCAAGTCGTTGAACCCGGACGGCGTCTCGTACCGGTCCTCTGCCATGTCCACCCGCATCTCCGTGAGCATGAGCCTGTACGGGAGCGGAGCGATGATCGGCCCGAGAGCCAGACTCGACCGGACGAACCGGGAGATCTGATCCGCATCGGAGATCTCGTCCTCGTATCCGTCGATGCCGATCGGATACGAACGGTCGAGGTATGAGATCGACTCCGATCCGGCCATCATCAGGCGACCGCTCTTCGTGCGCGAGTTCCCGATGTAGATCGCGGACTGCGGACCGTACATCTTGGGATCGCTGAAACGCTGCGGCCAGAAGCTGTCGGTCTTCAGGTCGTAGTAGAGATGGAGCGATGACTGCTCCGTCCCCGAGACGGTCAGGAACACCCACACGCCCTCGCGGTCAGGGTCGTAGCAGAGGCACGGGAACACGTCTCCGTCATCGAGTCCACCGACAAGGGACACGGTCGGCGCATCGAACTCCAGCGTCTTCGGAGCGATCTCCTCCGAAAGACCTCCATCGTCCGTGAAGGTCTTCGACGTCGCTCCCGATGCGCTGCCGATGTCCTCGAGCGTTCCTCCCGACAGGATGCTCGAGCCGGCGATCGCGGGCGTTCCGAAATCCAAGCGCAGGAAGAACGAGTCCAGACGCCCGGCGCTCACCCTGTTCGCGCGGTTGAAGTTGAAGTCGTTCGCGTTGATGAAGTACAGACCGTCTGCGGCGAGGACGAAAGCGCCCTTCTCCTGGGCCTGACACCAGGCCCTGCGACCGGCGATCCCGATGCTCCGCGTCAGGCTCACGAGCTGCACGTCTGCGGTAGTGAAGAGCGGGTCACCCGTGAGGAATGCGAACGAGTTCGTGCATGCGAACATCAACCCGCTCTGCGCGAACGGAAATATCGCGACGATCGGATCCGAAAGGGTTCCGTACTCTCCCGCCGCCGAAGAAGTACCGGCGACGGCTCCGATGTACTCGTTCGCGTCCCAGCCATCATCTGTTGCAGATCCATGACCGGCGAGGGCGTTGATGTACGGATCGTCTGGGGCGCATGCGTACCACAGGTTCGGCGTATCCCGGTATCCGGAAAGTACGAGTCGTGCTCCCCATCGGCATATCAGGGTGGCACGGCATCCGGTGGTGATCGTGCCGGGATCCGTGTGGTACGGGCCGGCCTTCGGTGAATCGTCGCCCCATTGATGGACAGCATTGGCGTCCGTAGGCGCATGGAGGTGGACGAGAACGTAGTGATCTCCGTCGACGAAGAAGAAGTGGTCGTTGAACTGCACTCCCTCGACCAGGCCGGTGGTGTTCAGCAGGGGAACGGCCTGGGTCGTTCCATCACCGAACTCGTCGATCGTCGATGCGTCCCTCGGGTCGCTGTAGTAGATCACACCTCCACGGACGAAGATCAGCTTCTCGACGAACTGACCGTTGTCGTAGATCCGGTACGAGGACATGAACTGGATCGCGCCTGCGGTCGAATCGAACCGCTTCGTTCCGTTCCTGGTTCCGATGCGCGTCCTTCCAGACCACACGTCCAGCGGCATCACGTTCAGGCATGCCGGCGTCATTCCCTGCGGAACCGCAGAGAACTGGGACTGCTCGGTGAATCCCTTGAACGGAAGCTGGATCGGAAGAACCGTCATGAAGTGCGTACCAATGTCGCGTGGAACGTAGCAGGAGACGCTCCGATTCCTCCTCCTACGTTGGTCTGCGTGCAGGCGGATGAAGTGACGTCGATGCGTCCATAAGCGCCGGCGCTCGTGCATGCGATTCCGGACCACGTCCCGGACACCGATCGGAGGTTCGTGAGTCCGGACGATGCGATCGTGAACAGTCCGGACGTGGCAGTTCCGGCAACCTGGAACGCGACGCTCGCTCCATCGACGGCGATGACGGCGGTCTGGCCGACACGCGCTCCCGATTCGAGATAGGCGGTGGTCACCGCATCCTGTGCTGACGTCGGATCGGCAACGTTCGTGATCCGACCCGCCGTCATGTCGAGCTGACCGTCGATCTGGACGTTCGCCTTGCAGGTCACGCCCTGGCTCGAGCCGATGGCAATCGCGTCCGCTCCCCCAGTCACCAGCGTCATCTGGTCGGCCCCGGGGAAATAGATGCCCGTATCGAGATCGCCGTTCGCCGCGATGGAAGGCGTTCCGACGGCCCCCGCAGCGAACGAAGCGACACCCTTGACATCGGCGTCGATGACCGCGATGTCCGTACCTTCGGTCGCGTCCACGGCCCACAGGGACAGGGGAGTCCATGCGCGCCATGCAGCGGAGTCGGAGTCGTAGATGCGGATCCACGACTTCTGCGGCTGCGTTCCGTCACCCTCCGTGGAGAGCTGCTGGAGGATCGATGATCCGAAGGTGGCGACCGTCAGCAGACCCTGGCCGTCAGCCGCCTTGGCATCGATAGGAGCCGCCGGCCCCTCCGTCATCGTCGATGGCGTCGAGAGCCTGTACCGACCCGTGCTCGTGATCCCGTCGAACGACGTCGCTGCGGTCGTGAGGTATGGCAGGGATGACGCGAGGTACGCGGTGGATGACCACGCGACGCCCGTGCCGATCTTGATCGCTCCTGCCGTCGAGTCGTAGCAGATCTCCCCGTCCGCGATGGTCGGATTCGCTCCGGTCCAGTTGGATCCCGTGTCACGCCTGATCTGGATCTGTGCGCTCATTCCTCACCCTCCACGTAGCTCGGCGGTACGAGATACCACCCTTCCGGAATCACGATGCGGTTACCGCTGATCTCCCACTGGCCGTTGATCAGGAGCCACACCTTCGCCCTGGTGTCAGGGCCGACCCTCATCGGACTCGCCTCCGGGACGAACACCGTTCTGTTGTTCGAGCATCCACTTGCGAATCCGATCACCAGCGCGGCGAAGAGCAGCGGGATCGCGATCAGCATCCATCGCAGAGGAAGCGGTCGATATCCGACGATCCAGCCATTGAATGAGCGCAAGCGTGACCTGCGCGACGATTCGCTCGAGCATGGGGCGTTCTCCTCAAACCAGTCGTCGTAGTCGTTCATTGAACAACCTCCGCGCATGCGGGAATCCGTGCATCGAAACCCGTTCCGAAGAGATCGAGTCCAGGCACGTAGCCGGCGAACACGCTCGTGTGCAGCTCCGCGTCATGCGTGACCGTCTCGAGGATCTCGACCGTGCTCTTCGACCCGTCGATCCGCTCGAACACCAGGGTTCCGATCACGGCGGTACGGATCAGCTGCGGATCGGCGGCTCCGGTCAGGGGGCCGAGCCACACCATGTACGCATCCCCGTCGGAGAGGCTCTGGTTGACTCCGTAGAAGTCCCAGGGCATGAGGGGCATGGAAAGCCCGGGTACGCCCGTCATGGTGGACTCGACCTCCGACCTGTCCTCCGTGAACCCGATCAGCCGCATCTTCTTCGGGTTCCATCCGAAGGCGAGATCGACGGCATGCACCCACTCCTCCGTGCCGGATGACAGCACGACGTCGACGAGCACGATCGTCGTCGAGCAGTCAGATACGGGAATGAGCGCGATGTCGATCACTTCTTGACCAGGGTCCTGGAAACGGTGTAGCCGAGGCTGGTAAGCACCATCGCCGCGAGGCCGAGAACCTTCTCTCCGGTGGAATCGGTCGTGACGGCGTCGGAGGCAAAGAGGAACCCGACGACCGCAGCGGCGACGGTCAGCCAGAACTCGGTGGTCTTGTATCCAGCCTTGGGAGCCTCGGGAGCGGGATTGGTTTCGGTGGTTTCGCTCACTTGCTGTTCCTTTCTAGGTTTGCAAGCCGGCGCTGGATGTCCTCGAGCGTCCGGCTATGAACCGCATCGGCCACGGCGGCGGATGCCTGTGCTCTCGCAAGATCGTTCACTACGATCCCGAGTTTGTCGAGATCGGTCTGAAGGCGATTCAACTGCTCCGTCTTGCCTCCAAAGGCAAACAGGAGGGTTGCGATTCCGATCATCATGGTAATGATCTGGAAGATCCCGACGACGTTGATCTGCTTCGGTTGTTCCACGCTATTCCTCTATGAATCTAGGGGTTGCGTTCGGATCATATCGCCATCCGATGGAACATCCTTCCGAATTGGAAAGTAGTATGAAAGTGCCGGGTAGCTGCGTCACCACATCGGGTTCAGCGATGATGACGTTCTCAACGATGTCGTTGTTGATCTGTGCGTATCTCATGTCCAGTACAGCACGACGAGTCCGTCGCCTCCGTTTCCACCGTTTCCGCCGCGTTCCGTGACACCCATCCACGTTGCGCCGCCGCCGCCGCCGCCTCCAGCCCCAATTCCGCCGTTCCCACCATCTCCTCCAGATCCTCCGTTGTTGCCGCCACCTCCACCGCCTCCAGATCGGGAGAAATCCCAGTCGGAGCCGCGACCAGCGCTTTCATTGGCGCCGTTACCTCCACCGAGCGAACCTCCGCTGGTATTCGGGTCGGCATTGACGTAGGAGCCGAACGACGCACCGCCAGCAAAGTGAGTGTTGGCCGCGTTGACTCCACCGCCTCCTCCTCCGCCGTGCGACGAGCGCGAAAGTCCAGCAGATGCAGATGTCTGGGAGCCGAGGCTTCCAGTCGTAGTCGCCTGACCGTTTCCACCGATTCCGCCAGCGTAGCCCTGTGTACCGGCCCCGCCGCCGGAGGCCGAGTTTCCCGTGGCGGAACGATTGCCTCCCAAACCAAAGTACCCGTATCCAAGCCTCATGGAAGTACCCTTCCATGTTCCGAATACGGTTGTCAATCCTCCATTGCCACCTAGGTTTGGATTCGCGGCGACTGTCGTTGCCCCGCTTCCACCTGTTCCTCCAGCACCGATGGTCACGGTGAGCGTTCCGCTGATATCGGATACGTGCCACTGGAAGATGTTCAGGCTTGCGCCACCACCGCCGCCGCCTCCGCAGCGGTTAGCGCCAGCATTGTTGAGTGCTCCACCACCTCCGCCGCCACCACCTCCCCAGCACATGCAGGTGAGCATGGTTGCGCCAGTCGGTATCGTGATGCCAGACGTGCTCGTCGTGTATGCCTGACGGACGGCTGCGAAGCCACCTCCGCTTTCTCCGCTTTCTCCGCTTCCTCCGCTTTCGGAGCCGTCCGTTCCCAGGACCATCAGTTCCCACTGGCTGTTGGGAGGCGCGTTGCCGGAAACCGACGTCACGCAGATCCACGCGCTCGGTCCGTGCTTGACCACGTCACCGACCACGTACGACTCCGACCCCGACCAGACGCCTCGCCACCGGATGTTGCTTGCGGCAGTAGCCGGGATCAGAACCCCGGCCCCTGCACAAAACCCCGACGATACCGCGCTGGATTCTCGACGAAAGGGGCCGACACGATTCGGCGGCAACCTCCCGTAATCCCTCTGCTGGATTCCATCCTTGATCGCAGCCGTGTTGTACAGCGGGCCGTTATCGATCTCGATGAGACGCGCAGAAAGACCTTCGTCTTCATACGCCATCGCAAAGGCCCGGGCATACGCAATGAGCAGAGATTCAGCGTATGCGGGGACAGGAATGTTGTAGTCGGCCGGCGTCTGGTCCGTCAGCGCGACCCATCCGGAACGGTATCTGATGATGATCGAGTCCGAGGACGTCGCCTGCGGAGTCGGGTAGAGGTCGAGACGCACCGACGGCATCGGGTCGGTTGCGTGATCGAGCGGAGTCGTGCCGTCGGCCTGCGCCCAGGGGCGCGACATCGCGGCGTAGAAGACGGAGTCGTGCAGCGCCGGCGACGTGCTCGCGCGGAGGAGTTCGATGTGCTCCGGCGTGGTCAGCTCCACGCGCCAGCCGAGTCCCGCCTTGCAGGTGAGGCTCACGATCTCCTCGGCGTCGCCGGGGAGGGCGCACCAGTTCTGGTTCGCCGTGACCGTGACGGGCCGCGCCGTGCGCTCCCGGAACCTCCACGGCTTGCTGAACAGGTACTGCGCCGACTGGTTGACGATCTCCGCGATCCGCTGATCGCGTGTCATACCCGTCACGATCGACGGTTGACCGCCGAGCGCGAGCAGGATGTGCTGCTTGAGATTGCCGTACGTCAGCATCGAATCGGGTCGCCGGAGTTTCCTCCGGCGACCCGGTAGTAGTGGTTGTCAGGTCACGCGCCCTGCGAGCCGAGGTTCCAGCCGTTGAACAGAACACGGATGGTCGCGGCGCCAGAAGCGTTCGTCGCGAGTGCAAGTCCGACGCCCGTTCCAACGAGCGTCTGCGCGGGAACCAGAATGCCGGCGCCGGGAGTCAGCACGGTCACGCCGATCGCGGTAGTGCCGCTGATCTTGGCGTTTACCATGCCCGCGACGCACACCTTGACCCGCGAGCCGGCGGTTGCCGCCTCGAGAACGACGCCATAGACGCCGCCCTCTCCGCGAGCCGCCGTCGACAGGATCACGACGTTGAAGGGATTCTTCTTGTTGTCGAGGTCGTCGAACGTCGCGGTGTCGGTGTAGGAATTGGTTCCTGCGAAGTCGAACATCACGACGTCGCCAACTGCGAGATCGACTCCCGCAATGGGACGGACCGTGATCTGGTGCGGGGTAAGCCCGCCGAGGTTTCCGGAGGAAGTGAGGATTCCGGGAATCATGTGTGTGTTCCTCCTTTGATTAGGCGAGGTTGATGGGCGACACGATGCCGTGTCGCTGCCGGCTGTTGCAGAACAGGTTGGACCAGCAATCGACTGGCTGCACGTAGGTGAACGGCTGGTTCGGATGCCGCAGGACCTCGTGCTGCTTGAAGTACCGCTTGCTGTGGAAGATCGGCGTGAGGTAGTTGCCGTTCACGAAGTAGAAGCGGGGAGCCTTCACGATCGTGTTGGTCCCCTCCTCGGTCCCGAAGCCGGCGAACGCACCGTTGGCTCCGGAGGGAGTGTTGTACCCTGTGATGTTCTGGGTGACCGGGGCGGAATCAGCGGCGTAGATCGCGGCGGTGTCGAGATCGGAGCAGTAGGTGACGTCGATGCCGGCGTAGGCCGGACTCGAGTACGCCGCGTCCTGGTACGACACCAGCGTGTCGTTCGAGAGACGGAGCGCGTTCCGGTAGAACTGGACGCCCGAACGCGAGGTGAGGATCATCTGGCGGTTCAGGGTCGGGTTCTCGAAGTACTGCTGCCGGGTCGCCGGAGCGTCGTACTTGAGACGCATCATCATCGTGTCGAACGCGGAGAACAGGTTGTAGACGTCGATCGTCTCGGAGGATCCGCTCTGGTTGTACGGAGTGTCTCCGTCCATAGCGGCAGACTGGGCACTACCCCAGGTCGAAGCCTGCGGGTTGCGCTTGTTGCTGTCGTACAGCTCGATGCAGTTCGTCCAGCGCGTCTCGGTGAACGGATTGATCCGCATGACCGTGGTCGACGAGTTGTTCGATGCGGTGTACGGAGCCTGTCCGCGCCGGCCGAGTGCGCCACCGAGGCTCTGGCCGATCTCGGTGATGAAGTAAGGCAGCGAGTACGGGAGCTTGCCGCTCTCGTCCTCCATGCCGCTCACGGACGGAACGGCCCAGAGGTCCTCCTCGAAGCCGTTCATCATCGAGGTCCAGAGACGCTGCTCCTTGATGCGCTTGAGCCGCTTGTACGCGACCTTGGTGCTGGCGCTCGTCTCGCCGGTGTTCAGCTCGACCTCGGCGTCGGTCCACGACATGTGGTCGATGTGGAATCGCCACGGCGCGCGGACGTAGTCCGTCACCTGCGGGTTGCGCCACACGAAGGTGTCGTTCGGCTGGTAGTGGTCGTAGGTCCGGCTGTCATCGAACATGATGACGTCGCGGATCTCCGTACCGCCCTGGATGGTCTGCTCGGTGCTCTTGCCCTTGAGCAGACGCGAGAATGCGTAGGTGTTCTTGACCGCCTCGTTCACGACGGCGTCAGCCGAGGTGAGGTACGACGGACCGGTCGAGGTCATGAAGTCGTTGAAGGTCTGGATCGAAGGCATTTCGCCCTCCTGTTATCTGGTTGCTGCGCGGAGCGCGTCCGCACGGGTTCCGCCGGAAAGCAGCACGTCCAGGATCACGTCCTCCCGATCGACCTCCTTGACCGGACGGGGAGGGGTTCTCCCGACGTTCGGCCTCGCAAGGTTCCTGGGATCCGTCTTCCTGGGCGCTCCCGCCCTCTGCCGGAACGCCTCGCGCACGACGTCCGCGATGGAATCGAACTTGCCGGGATTCTCGCGCCCGACCCTCGCGGCAACTTCCGTGATCTCGTCGTAGGAAGGTGCGTCCTTGCCGTACTCCGATGCGATGTCGCGGTAGGCGGATCGCATCTCGTACTTCACCTCCATGTCCCGGGTCCGCTCCGCGAACTCGGAACGGAGCTTGTCGGCCAGCGACTTGATCGGCTTGGACGCATCCTCACCGAACATCTCGCTGAACTGCGACAACGGATCGGCATCGGCCTCTCCGTCGCCGGTTTCCGTGGACGCCTTGGGCGTTTCCGCCTTCTTGCGTTCCTCGGCGACCTTCGCTCCGAAGGCATCCACGTCGGCCTGTCGCTTCGCGGCCTTCAAGCCCCACTCCCGCAGCTTCGCGGGGTCGGACATGCTGGACTCGATGACATGGTCCGGAACGCCATCGCGCCGCAATGCCTTCAGCGCGCGATCCATCTCTGGATCGTCCGCTGGAGCGGTCGCCTCCGGCGTAGGAGCAGCCTGCCGTGGAGCAGGCGCGTCGATCCCTAGCAGCCGATCAAGAACGGCATCCTCCTCGCCCGAGTTGTCCGTGTGGACTTCAGGCTCGGATTCGACCGAAGGTGATTCGACCTCGGGTTCCTCGGCAACGATGTCGGGTTCTGATTCCATCAGTCCTTCTCGTATCCGTGTCTCGCCATGATCTCCTTCTCATGGCGCTTCGACTCGACGATCGGCTTTCCGGAGCGAGTGGTCCTGCATCCCTCGAGCTTGCGCGGAAGCGCATTGCTCACATAGGGATAGATGGACCGATTCGTCCCGGGGTCCACCTGCATCGCGCTCGCGATGCGTGTGAACCGCTTCCCGTCACGCTCGATAATACTGCCGATCGAAGGTGCTTCCCTCATCGGGAACTCCATTTCGACCACATTTCCGTGTTCATCTGTGAACTCGTACTTCATGCTCTGTTCGCGGCCTGCGAGATCCCCGACATCGCGCCGGCGGGGATCGGGTTGGGTTCTCCCATCGCGTTGACGCGCCGGTTCGGCGTCTCCACCTGCGCGGCGGAAGCCTGCGCCTGGGCCTGCTGCATCTGGGCGATGGCGTTCTGGTCGATGAGGTCGGGAAGGTGGGGGACGTTCAGGGCGTCACCGACGATCGAGAGGATCTCGCGCCACTTGACGAACGGCATGGACACCATGCCCTGGGCGACCGTCCCGGTGATCTGCATCAGCTCCAGGGCGCGCTTCTGGACGAGGGACTCGCTGACGCGCTCCATGCTGTAGGAGTCGACGGAAACCTCCACGTCCTCCCATCCGGGCATCCGGACGCCGCCCGTAAAGACGGGATTCTGCTCGAGCAGGGTGGCGACGCCTTCCTTGCCGAGCGGGAGAACGACCCGGTCGTCGTGCCACAGATACCAGCAGACCGACCGTCCGAGCGTGTCCACGGCATCCTGGAACTGGCGCTTGAGGTGCGCCATACGCATGGTGGCGCTGCTCTCCGCGACGGCCACCTCGGTCGCCGTGGCCGCTCCGGTGATGTTCCCGCGCATGGCGTCGTGGATTCCCGACACCCGGTCGAGGCGGTCCTGCGCGATCTGCGAGTACTGCACCTGCTGCTGGGTGATGCCTCCGACCTCGAGATTCAGCACCCGGTCCTTGTCGAGGCTCTCGGACAGCACGATGTAGTCGTGCGGACGGTCCTTGATGTCCTGCGCCAGCTTGTGGTTGCGGCTGTCCACCATGATGAGCCGCTTGTACGCGGCTGCGCTCGAGCGGACGCTCTTGAGGTGCGCGTTGAGGTCGTCGATCTGGCTCTGGATCGCCATCAGCGGGGACAGCGGATACGGATCGTCGGGGACGGTGTAGACCCCGAAGACGGTGTACGGGCCGGTCGCCGGACCAAAATACGGAATCGGCTTGCGGATATAGCCGTCGTACTTCGTTGTCTTGGAGCGGCCCTTGACGAAGGTGTAGATGGTCCCGTTCACCAGACCCGGTCCGATCATCTCGTCGATGGCCTCCGGAATGGCCTGGTCGTGCTCGGGAACCCAGACCTCGTACACCGCCATCTCGCCGCGATCCTCGACGTGCCGGCCCGTGTCGTCGCGGGCGTCCTCGAGATCGGTTTCCGGCGGGATGTCCAGGATGGCCTGTTCGTCCCAGGTCGGGTCGATCGCGGCCTTGGCGAGCAGGTCATCCTTGTCGATGGCGTAGCAATGGCCGACGTACCGGGCATCCTCGATGCTCGACGCGGCCGGGTCGATGAAGAACCTCTCCGGAGACACCCGGTAGATGCGGGGCAGGTACGGTTCCTTGCCATCGACGGCGCGGACCTCCTGCCTCGGCTCGCTCACGGTGAGCGCGACTCCGTAGGAGAACAGCATGTCGGTCGCGATGCGCTCGAGGGTGCGCCTGATCTTCGTGATCCGGCTCCACCGGTTGATCGCGAGCTGCATGCGCTTGCCGACGATCATGTCAATCATCGGATCGGCTGCTCGGACACGGAACTTCGGGATGTCGTGGATGATGCGCGGAAGCACCAGCGAGACGTACTCGTGGTGGAAGTTCTCCGGCTCGTCGATGTCGAAGTCGGCGCGGTCTTCCCGGTACGCAGGCCCGTGGTATCGCTCGAGCATGGTGCGAAGACCGGACAGGTGGGCGTCGCGGAACTTCTCCGCTCCATCCACCTCGAGGCGCATCTTGTCGAACGACCTATCGAGCATGCTTCTTCCTCGTCAGGGGGCCGGAGGACGCGGAGCCTTGCCGCC